AAGGATTAGATATATTTTTTATGCTATATTCATAAATTATATTACCCACAGTAAAATTACCTCCTATTAAATCTCCATTTACTTCAACAGCATTTTCTTTAGATAAAGAAATTTCATTTAGAGTCTGCCATAACCTTTCAGATAAAGTTCTTTTATAATTAAATTTAGGAATATCTAAATTAAATAAAGAATTTTCTTCTAAAGCAATTACGGGGGTAGAGGTTTTAAAATCTTTCTTACGCATTACAGTTTTAGCAACTAATTCTATGTCTTCTGGTGTTACGTTTATAGCAAATGGAATATTAATATTATTATTAAAATCCTTAACAACAGCATCGAAGTCATTATCTATTTTTGAAAGAGGTTTTCCATGTTTTTTATGTAAACGTTTAAACATTCCCATTAATTCTGGAATTGATATAGGTTTAATGTTTCTTCTGTCGTTTACTCTATCTAAAAAATGTCTGGTAAATTCGATGTCAATTCCTAACTTAGCAAATAAGTTATCGGCATATACCTCTAAAGCATCTAGTTGGGATTTAGTAATATCTTCATTTAATTCATTGTATCCTGAACCATATGGAGCAGCTTTACCATCTTCGGGGTTGTTTATTTCGGAGATGGAAGGTTTTACAATGTCATATACTTCTTCTTTTTCACTGTCGGATAATTCTGGTGGGATATATTTAATAAAATCGTCATAAGATACTTGGGATGCTTTTCTAGCATTAGTACCACTTATTCCTTTATCTGGGGTTGTGATTACTTTAATTTTCATATTGGGGTATTTTTCCTCAATATTTTTAGTACGAGATTCAATATCCTTCATATCATCTTCAAAGCCTTCTCTTGCGCCTATTACAAAGTAAACTTCATCTTGTAGGTTGTTTTTACCTAAACGAATTATATCACCAATAGGGGCTTTGGATGGTTCAATTTTAACCTTCATTGGGAGGTATGTTTGGTAAATCTCCCAAATTAAAATTGACTGTGCTTGGTTAATACCTCCACGCTCACCACCTCCAACATAAATTATAAATTCATCTACTTCAGGGAAGTCATTTAGGGCTTTAGTTACTACTTCAAAGTGGCCTTTGGTTGGTGGTTTAAACCCACCACCATAAGCTGCTATTACTTTACTCATGAATTAAGAAATTTTTCTATTCGCATCTGTGCCTCGTCTTTAGATATAGACTTTTCAATCACATCATATACAAAGTCACTGTTTAACATAGCTTTTATTTCTCCAGCGTCTTTAGCTTTATTATCATCTGATCGTTTTTGCTGAGCTGGAGTTTTTGGTTTTGTATTTTGAGGTTCAAATGGGGTAAGATACTTTTTAATGATAGATTCTAGATCTGATATATTTTCTATGTCATCTAATGTATTAGCAACGGCCACAAAGTTATTACCGAATAAATCTGCGTATTTGTCTAGGTTTTGTGTTACACTTTTCCATGTACGCATTACAATTGCAGGAGCTAAACTTCTATCTTGACCACCAGATTTTTCAAATCTACTTTGATTTTGAGCTAATGAACGTTCTAAGTCAGTGTAAACATAAAGCATAAATACATCGTATCCTGCTTCTTCTAATTCTACTTTTAATTTAGCTGTGGTATTATAAGATGATGCTGTTCCATCTAATATAAATGATTCTTTACCTTCAATTGTAGCAGCTATGTCACCTTTGAATTCTTTATTGGCAGCTGCCATCTGTATAGCTTGTTGGCTTCTTTCTTCAGGTGTTGCATTTTTTAAATCTAAAGATACATTGGCTTGTTTAAGTAAATTAATGTAAATATCATCTACATTCATTACTTTCATCCCACCTAAATCTAAACCCTTTAAAATGTATCCCTTACCTGCTCCTGGAGCTCCTGCTAAAATTATAGCTTTAGGGTTGCCTTTAGCTTCTTTTAACAAGCGACCTTCAGCTAAATATTTTTTAAAATCAAAATCGTTCATTTTATTTTGGTATTAATATATCCTGTTTACTGGGATTATTGTAGTATGTTCGGGATCAAGCCTAGTATTGGAACCTTCTACAGTTGTAAACATCCCATCCTCATAGGTACCTTCAGTAAATGCTTCTATATAAAGGTGGTTACCTTCATCAGCTCTTAACATATCTTCAACATCACTTATTTCATACTCAGGGACAGCTTCTTGTTTAAAACCATCAAATTCATAGTCATTTATGTAATAAACATCAGTAGTAATCCTATGAGTTGGTTGTTCATCTTCTTTTAATAGCTTACCTTCAGCTAAATATTTTTTAAAATCGAAATCGTTCATTTTAACATTTTGTTATAAATATCATACTTTTCTTTTAGCTTGCGTTCTAAATTCTGTGAATGCTGGTTTGTGGGTTGGATTTTCTAGGTCAAATAATTTTTTAACGGTCATAAAGATGTCAATATTTTCTTCTTGGGTGCGTTTAGACTCATACATCTCCCACCCTTTACCTTGAATCTTACCTTCTGCTGCTTTACGTTTATTAGATTTTAACCACAATACACCAACTCTATCAATTGACTTTTCAAAACACTCTTCATAACATTGAGCATATATTGCTCCCTGTAGGTCATATGTGGTTTGTAAGTGGTTAGATGTTTTAAAATCTATAATCCAACGTTCCATCTTACCATCTATTTCAATTTCACATACTAAATCACAGGTACCCGCAACTTTAATTTTATCTGAAAATAAATGTACTTCGGCTTCTATCAATGTTGGTTTGTATTCTTCCCAAAAATCTACAAAACGTAAGAACATTTGCCATACTAAAGTGTCATATTGGGGGTGTCCTGATTTTGATAGGAAGTTTAATTCTTTACCATTTAGGTAATCCTCAATCATTTCATGAGTTTGGGTACCTTGATCTGCTGCTTTACGTACAATATGTTCTGAAGCATATCCTACTTTTTTAAGCCAATCTTCAAAGTATTTACCTTTAGGATAAGTACCTAAAACATATGTTATAGATGGGTAATACTCACCATTACGTTGATAATAACGGGAATCTGGCATTGTTATTTGCTTTGCGTCCTCAGACACTTGCAACACCCTATTATAGGATGTTTTAAGAATTTTTTTCTTCATATTAATTGTAATTTCCTTTTCATTAAACCATATTGGTCAATGGGTAGGGTATTTTGTATTAAATTGGTGAAATTTTCAAAACCCATTTCACTTGGATCCTTATCTTCTAAGTCTACTAAGTAGACTTCCTTACCTTCATTTATAAAGTACTCTACGAATTTTAAGGCTTGCTTCATAGCATCTATGTCTAACGCTATGTAGATTTTCTCAACTGTAGAGGTAATAATTTTCTTCATTAAACTCTGCTGTATATTTTTACCTAATAAAGGTATAGCATTTCTTTTAATAGCTATGGCATCAAAAGGTCCTTCACATAATATTAAGGGTATATTCCAATTGATAAATAATTCAAAAGGTACAATATCACGAGATGTTTCTGGATTTCTGTATTTGATGAATGGGTTTTTTTCAAATGATCTACCTGTGAAGTAATTTAAATCACCTAATTCATCATATGATGGAATAATAACCATTTTAGCATATCTCCCAGTTTCACAGTAACCTATATTATATTTTTCAATGTCATCTTGTGTGATGCCTCTTGATTTAAGATATGAAGAAGCATGTCTAGATAAAATATCTCGACTTTCTATAATTGGTTTATATTCATCAGGGAGTTTTAATGATGTTACTTGAACTTCTCGTTTATATTCAACTTCACTACCTATTAATTTTTTTAATTCTTCAAACTTTTCAGCATGACATTTAACTTGTTTAAATAGTTGGGAAATTCTACTCCCCTTCTTATCACATGCCCAACAATGCCAAGGGTTATATCCTTTCTTATGTTGTGTGAAATTTACCTCTAATTTAGGTTTTTTATGGTGGCAATAAGGACAGTTATAAGCTTTATTACCTCTAGCGGTTCGCTTACCTCCTCCTAACACCGAATCAACTAAACTTACTAATAGTTCATTTATCATAAGTGTTAATATACAAAACTTATTTGGTGACTCCTAATTTTAATTGAAATCTTTAGTGTAAAATTTTCCTAGGATGTTGTCGTTGAAGAATTCATTGGGATTTTCTAAAACTTGATATACCATTTGATATTTCACTTCATAATAAGTTAATAACTTTTTAGATGGTGATGTGATTAGAATAGATCTTTCGAAGTTTTCTTTAGGTTCTGTTTTATATAACTCTTTTAAATATTTATTTGAACCCCAATATGAACTCCAATCAGATTCTTTTACTACTACTTTAAAAACAGGACGTCGCCCTACTCCTCCTTCTAAACTTTTAAGTTCTTTTTTACCAAGTTTAACCTTACGAGTAAAATTTAATACCTTTTTACCAATGTAAGATTTCTGAGTTGGGGTGTGAGTAATTTTATAAACAAAACCATAAGTGGAGTTAGGGAAGTCAGAAATACTCTCGATTAATTGTGATTTATAAGTCCAATTCATGGTTTTAAGTATCGAAGTTAACTAATATTGTTGTATCACAGAATTTTGATACTGGGGTTGGGTATGAAAGTTTTGCTACTGCTAATAGATCAGAGTTTTCATTATATAGTCCTACAGTTGTTATGTAAGGGTCAAAATATGATCCTGTAGCGAAGTCATGGTAAAC